ATAATAGTTTCTGCTTCAAGTGATGGAGTAGGTGGAGATATTCAAATGATCATTTCACAGGCGTATGCATAATGGGTATATTTCAAAATAATTTAATGGGAGCAGCTGCAGCAGCAGCATCAGGTGGTGGTGGTAGTGATTTTTATGAATATCAAATTGCCAACTCAATTAGAAATAGTGCTGCTCAAGATGGCACTTTAAAAATAACAGCAGGAACTCCTACAAGTAGACAAAAATTTACCTTCAGTTATTGGGTTAAAAGATATGATGATTCTGATAGTAGCTCTGATAATGTTATATTTACAACTGGAACTGGAGGAGGAGCTTATCTGTTCTGGAGTTTTGCTTCTTGTGATTTTCAAATGGAAGGTACTGGTGGTGGTTGGACAGGTTATCAAAAGTCTGATGCTAAATATAGAGATCCTTCAGCATGGTACCATCACGTAATTACATTTGACAGTACACAGTCAACACAAGCTGATAGAATTAAAATTTATGTAAATGGAGAACGAATAACAAGTTGGTCTTTAACCAC